TATTCTACCTTTTTTAGCAGTTCCCCACCCAGAAATATCAGGTAAGGTTATAACTGCTGCTCCAGTAGAATAGTTAGTAAAATAAACTTGATACCCATCACTATCATCTAATGCTGGAGTAGAAGTAGAGTTAAAAGGGTTAACTGATATTAACGATTGATTAGCAGCAAAAGATTTAGCAGCAACAGCAGAAGCTGGTACGTTTACAACTCCACCACTTGTAAGAGGTACTTGATTTCCTGCTCCATCATTAAAATACAATTCACCATTAGCTCCTCCACTAAATAAAATAGAAGGCTTAGAGGCTGCAGGAAAATCTGTAGCTGGAGTAGCTGTTTCATCAAAGCCTATATAGTCAGCATTAAGGAGAGCATAAGAGTTATTATAGTTTACGTCTGCATCTATTGTAAAAGAAGAAACTCCTAGAGTCTTTCCTTTTCCAGAAGTATGATCATGAGTATCTATTAAAGTAAGAGCAGCGTTTAAATCACTAGCCCATGTAGGTCCTAACCTCTGTCCTGGAGTAGGAAGGACTAAAGCCATGTTTGTTGTTGTACTTGTTTCAGCCATGTTATATCCTTAAAAAACCCATAGGTTTACTGTTACTGACCCCGAGGCTCTTAGTTTTATAAATAATTTTCTATTATCATAATCTCCAACATCTTCATAAACAGTTTGAGCTGCAGATTTTCTAATTACCAAGTAGCCTCTTGGTTTACGTCCTAGTTTGTGTTCTATATCAGTAAAACTTCCTGATACTAAATCAATATCCTCTAATATAACTCCATTAATTATAGCTGAATCCAGTATAGGATTTATCACAGACTCTACATGATCTTGAGCATTGTTAAATACTCTAGACATTGGAAAATCAGGAGGTATTGTAAGTTTTTTAAACTTTTTCAACTTGTACTCCTAGAATACCAAAACTTATTATTAGAAGCATAAATATCTGTAACTGATAAAGGATTATCTGCATCCCTATTAGCAGCCGCATAAGTAATTCGTTGTTTTAAATCTTGTTTTTGAGATAAAAGAACAGTAACATCACTTTCTTCTTTTTGTAACATTCTTATGGCTGCAAATGTTATTACATATTCTGCATATCCGTTTATATCGTCCCAAATTGTACTTGTGTCTGTACTAGACGCAAATTGAGCAGCTTGAGGAATATACCAAATTTTAACTGCTGTAGCTGTGTCAGGTGTAGGAGTAAACACAAGATTACCTCCAACCATTCTATATCTTATATTAGTTAAACCAAGAAGGCTCCAAGAACCCCAACTTTGGTATAAATTTCTTTCGTTAAAATTAAATGGAGAAATTGTAAACCAATCACTGCCGTTTATTTTAGCATCTATTCCTCTAAGTTTATAAAAATCTGTTATGTTTATATTTTCAGTAGAAGTAGAATCATTAATAGGATAAGTATCTTTATCCGCTGCTGTATTAAATTCTTTAGACGAGACGTAATAGTCTTGTCCATACTCTTGAACTAGTATGTCATGTAATTCTGAAATACCTGCATTTATATAATCTACTAACTCCGAATCTTGAACGAAGTTATTATTTTCCATGTCTGCTCTTTGCCTTGATCGGGACACAAGAGTAGCTATAGTTACACTAGCCATAATAACCCCCTAAAAAAGAGGGGCATAAACCCCTCTAGTATTTATCTTCTTCTTTTTCTTCCATGTGAGAAACACACTTTTTTATAAACCCTTTTAAAGCCTTAGCAAACTTCTCTTTATCATCACCTTTAAAGGCATCAAAGATAGCGTCTACTTCAGCTTTGTAGTGTTCATAGGCAGAATCGTGTCCGCCTTTTTCCATAAACTTTTCATTTGAGTCTTTACCATCTTCATAATGTCCAGGTTTTTTAAACTTTTCCATTATAGAGACCATCATAGACCCTTTATCTTTTTTAGGACCCATCATAATCATTGCTAGACTCCTTAAACGCCAACACCAGGCTGTCCTGAGTTTTTAACAACTATGTGAAATCTTACAGCATCACCACTTTTTATTTCTGCTGATTGTCCGTTTTCCTGCAAAGCCATGAAATGAACAAGACCTGATTGTATTTTATGATTAGACGATACAGATCCTGAAGTAGAGTCAGTATCTAGTTGAAAACCAACACCACCATTTGCACCATGATGAGTATCATCTTCTAAAATACAACTGAACATTAACAATTTACTGTATTTATCTGTAACTCCACCTACTGAGCCTAAAGTAATAGTGTATTTTCCTGCTGAAGTTCTAGCAACAGATTTAACACCAACACTTAAAGATTTATTGAGAGTGGGCGCACCTGTGCCTCCTACATCAAAGTAACCATAAATGTGCTTAACTTCTTTATCTGCAGCTTGTACTCTATTAAAACTTCTGTTTGCCATTTTATTTCTCCTTTAATCTGAGTGTCATACAACACGCAGCTTGACAAAAAAAGAGAAGCCCCGAAAGGCTTCCCATTATTTAAAAATTATAGTGCAACTCTTACGTTGTACCCAGGACCTCTACATCCTAATTGAGCATAGTAACCAACTCTAACTTCAACAGAATCAGCAGCAGAATCCCTTAAGAATTTAAGACCATCTGAATCAAGAATCTTAGGAGCTTTACCAAGAGAGTAAAGTTTCCAAACATCCATTTGAAGCATGAAAGCTACATTGTTAGGACAGTTTTGATCAGGTATAACCTTAATAGGACCTCTAGGACCGTGAATTAAGATACCTCTAAAACCAATTGTAGGGTTTACTTTTTCATCAACATAAGAAACTTTAGAACCTAAAGCTTTTTCTAGATCAGCAAAGTTTGCATAGTTAATAAAACAAACATCAGGTTTTCCACCTTCTCTAGCTACTCTAGCAGCAGCACCAATTAAGGCTTCTTCAAGAGGAAGTGATGAACCGTCGAAACGGATACCAGCTAGACGAGTAGAATCAGCACTTCTATCAACTGAGAAAAAAGAATCCCCAGAAGTAGGAGCTGTAGAAGGGACCCAAGCCTTAAGACCTTTAACCTTAAGATCATAATCTCCTTCAGGAACAATAAAATCTGAAGCAGCAATACTAGTAATAGTGTTAAGGTTCTTATCAACAACCATAGAACCAGCATCTCTATTTACAGAGTTAATAGTCAAAGGACCGTTAGCTCTAATAGCTCCACCAGTAGCAGCAGTATAAAAGTCAATTTGCATACCAACTTCAAAGTTAGTAACGTCTTGAGCTTCTAAAAGAGTTAGAGTAGTACCTGCAACAGTAGTATCAATCTGACCAATAGACCCACCACCATCTCCAAAAAGAGATACAGCAAGAGACCGAGTAGCAGATTCAATAGCACCATCAATTTCGAAAGTAGCAGCTTCCATAAATGCGTTTGCATTCCCTTTTGAAGCTTCTATAGTTTCATTCTGGATTGATGCAAGAGAATAATCAGATACTCTAGTAAGCAAAAATGCTTTTAACTGAGAGTTAGTTTTATTCGCCTGAGCATCAGAAAAGGTAGCTGAACGACCTTGAGGTATTCCGTATTTAATAGGAAGCTTTAGGTTTTCGCCACCAAAAGATTCATATTTAGAAACCATAGCTAAGAATGGATTATCCTTATAAACCATGTTTTCAATTCTTTCATTTGTATAATGCTGCTTAAGAGCCGCAGCAAAAGTTGTCATATTTAAAGCCATTTTAAAACTCCTTAAGTTTAAGCTTAATTATTATTAATCCCATTGTAGCATTCTGGCTGCACGTGCCTTGCTCTCATCATTTGATAACACTCTTTGCGCATCTTCGTGGACCACTTGCGCAGCGTGGTTATTGGACAAAGTAACTTGAGATTCAAAATCTTCTAACTCTCTTGGGTTAATATTTAACCTTGAACTTAATTTTTTTAACTTCATTAATTTATTTGCTTCTTCTTCTAGATACCCTTCTACTGCATCAGCAGCTTCTTTTATATCCAAAACTCTTCCTGTTTCATTATAATGTTCTTCTATAACATCATAAACTAACTCATTTGAATTACTAGCTTGGATTAGTTCATAGGTCTCATCACTTTGATTTATAAAATCACCTATTTCACCTAAAAAATTATCTTGGACTTGGTTATAATAATCTTCTTGCTCTTTTTCTTCTTTCTCGTTTAACCTAGTTTCTAATTCCTCAAATTTTTTCTTATAATCGCCTTCAATATCCTCTCTCATAGATTTTAACTGCATTTCTGGAGTTAATTTTCCATCATTTAAGGCTAATTCGGTTAATTTGTCATACCCTAGACCTATATCTTCTAACGCTCTTAGTGGGTCTTTTCTTAGTAAAGTTTGCCAATCTACTTCAGGCTCTTTGTTTTTACTTTCATAATCTTCTAACTTTTTTTGCATTTCTTCAAATTTAGAATCATAATCAAGCTCTTTATCTCTCAAAGCTTTTTCTTTTCTGCTTAAAGCTGCAAACTTTGAAGCAAATTGGTCTTGATTAGAGCTTTCTTGAGGTTCACCATACTCGTCTGCTACATAACCTTGATCTTCGTACTCTACACTGGAGTCTAACTGTTCTCCTTCTGGTGCTGCATCTGCGTTTTGTACTACATCATTTAAATGCGCATGATTATCTGACATGTAATCTCCTTACTTAGTGGGCATAGCCCGATCTAATGATCTACTATTGTATTCTTATTATTATTCTACAATCTCTTCTGATTGTTCTTCTATTATTTCTTCTGGTGGAGGGGCAGCAGCCATTTGTTCTTCAATCATCTGATCTTCTCCTGCCATTTTCATTTCTTCTTCAGCAGCCCCTGCAGCTCCCATTTGAGCTAGTTTTGCTGCCATTTGTTCAGGTGTTTCCTCAACTGCCTTAGCTTTCATCAATAAAGCTTGGCAATCTTCCATGTATTGACGCAATAATTCAAGACGTTCTTCTGGAGCATTTCTTAAACGGTACATTAAGTATGCCTGTTGTACCTTTCTTACAGCATTTTCAAGGTTTTGATACGGCTCAGGTGGAAAATACCTACCCTCATCTATCATTGTTTCTATAATTTTTTCTAAATTTTTATTATCAGAGGTTAATAAGTCTGTAGTAGACTCTAAATCAGGAAAATCTAATAAACTTATAGCTTGTTCTTTGCTAATTAAATTTGCAGTTAACATATCTTGGACATCTGCTAATCTAGCTGCTGGAGTACTGGATAGGGCAGATGTGGGAAAAATTTGCATCATATACTTGTCTGCATCCATATTAACATCTTTCCACTTTATAGTTTCTACAAACTTTCCATCACTTGCTTTAACTCCAAAATCTTCATTTTTTTCATAAATATCCTTACCAAAATCTATCATAATCTCAGCAGCATCTAAAAAAGCTTTTTCATACCTTTTACCTACAAACATAAATCGTTCAGTTTCTAAATCATTAAAAGTTCTTAAAGCTTTACCAGAATCTAATCCAGCAGGTTTAACAGATTGAGCTGAAAGTTGAGAAACACCAGCAATTTCGTATGCTCTAGAGTATAATCTATCTACATGAGAAAATAATTCTGGAGGAATGCCCCCAAGACTAGCATATGAAGGGGGAGTTCCTGCATACTTAATAACTCCGCCAATTTTATTGTTTAAATGAGAAGATACTACTTTAGAACTAGCTTCTATTAGTAATTTTGGAACAGATACTAAGTGCATTGAAACTTGTATTGTTCTAAGAGTTTTATTTATCTCAAGTTGTAGACCTTGTAATTGTTCAGCCAAGCCTTGACCGAAAAAGCCAACAGGTCTAGGATTCCATCTAAAAAATACAAATGGAAAGTACTCTTTACTATAATCTTCTTCAAATAAAGTAGCATTGGATACGCAAATAGAGTGTTTGCCATCTTTTGCTTTAGGTCCAGACGGTAAATGCCAGGATTCTACGACTTTTACCATTTCTTTTAGGTCACTACCATAGCTATATTGCCCTGAATTTTGCATATTACTAGCTACTTCTATTTCTTTTATAAACTTAGGAAACATTTGTTGTAGTACGTCTTTATGAACGTATTTTTCTTGGTGTAATTGTCTAGGTTTTGAGTAATAGCACTCAACATCGTCTACTTTTATCTCTTCAATAAAAACTCTTTCTACTTTAATTTGTCCTCTTTCTACATAAATTTTCAAACAACCTGTTCCAAAAATACAAGCATCTGTAAAAGCTAAAGGAGCTTTTTCATAAAAATCAGAATATGAAAAAATACCTTCTATAAATTTAGTGAGTTTTTTCGCTTTGGTTTGTAGACTGAAATCACCCCCTGAAGTCAAAAAAGTAGCTTTAGGTTTATTTTTAGTTATTTTAGAAACTACAGTATCTACCATAGACTGTACTATGTTTAGAGTTACTCTATTTACAGTATTATATGAACTTTCTGACCTTGCGTAGCTTACAACATCTAAACCACTTAAGTCATAATTTCCGTATAACCTTGCATACCTTAAATTATCAGCACTTCTATACTGTTGTCTACTATCTAAAGCAGATACAAATGCAAAAAGTTCTTGATATAAATCTTTGTTTTTAGCGGTCCACCACCTATTACCATTTATTTCCTCATACATTTTTAATCCTATCTACCAGATGACCAAAATAAAAGATCCTCTTCTTCTTGGTCTTGTTGTTCTTTTTCAAACTTTTCTTCCTCAGTTTTAGTTTGTATTTTTTCTCCATAATCTTGGAGACTTTCTACAAAGGCTAATTCTGATAATTCAAACTGAACTCCCTCAATTTTAAATGATTTTACTTTATGTTCTTTGCACCATTCTATAAACAGCTTAACATCTTCTAGGTTTTCTAACATGGCTGTCTCCTATTGTTCATCTATTATATTATCTAATTCATCTATGTCTTGTTCATATAATTTTTCTAGTTCAAAAGCATAAGGATCTTTCTTACGTTCTTCACATTCTAAGGCTTCTTTTATTTCTAGTTCTTTCATATAGGCGTCTGTCCCTTCTTTTGGTTGGGTTTTTGGCTTTTCAGATAGATAATGACGGCATTCCCTCCAAGCATACAGCACAGCATCACAGATGTCAGAGTGATAAGTGTCTGAAATCTTTGGTCTTTCTGGATTACGAATTTTCGAATCTTTGTCCCATTGGACCAGCATACAATCTTCTTCAAATAGAGAACTCTTGAAGGCTTTAAATTTTTCAGTTCGTAAGTCGTCATTTAATAACTCGATGAATTCTACTTTTCGGGTCTTATCAGCAGCCTCGATATTAAGTCCATGCCTCATTCGAAGCTCCTCTTGGATCTTTTTACCCAAGGCTCCTGCGTCCATGACCATTCGTATGGGGTTATACAAGTCCTTGTACTCATTTATAGCAGCCACTAATTGACTGATATTTTGCTTATTCTTAACATGCTCGTCCACCAAGTAGACTTTTTTATGGTGCGTATTATAACCGATAACAGCGATAGCATCAGAGTCATTGTAGCCAATATCAATACCAATGATATAGTTCCACTCGCCTTCAGTAGGGAGGTTATTATAGATATTTTTTCCTTTATTGAATTTAAATACGAGTGCATCTTTATCTTCTACCCATTTACCAAATGTTTCTCTTATGTAAGAGGGGTCTGTTTCATCGATTCCTCTTATTACTCTTTCTTCTGCTAATATGTCCTCTAAGTTAAGCTTAGGGGGAGAGTGCATATAGGGATTATCAAAGGCTGTCCAGTGATGTGCTTTCCAGTTTTTAGATGTAGCATATTCGTAAAATATTCCAGCCTTAACTGGACCTGGAGTTCCTGTTAAGTACAACTGACCACGTTTATCCCTTAAGGCTGGTATGATAATGTCATTTATAAGCTCTTTTAGGTAGGATCTAAATGATTGACACTCATCTATATAGCATTTCATCAACTTCCATCCTCTAAATTTTTCTATCTCGGTCCTATCTTTGGCTCCTGCTATGTAAATTTTAGACTTGTTAGGAAATGTTATAGTTAACCTAACATTATCTGTCCTACACTCTAGTTGATATTCTTCTATAATCTTAACTAAGTCAGACCATATAATGGCTCTAGCTTGTTGTTGTGTTATAGTAATATAAAGTAAGTTAACTTCTTCATATTCCATAGCAGAGTCAATCATGTCTGCTGCAATGCCTACAGTTTTACCTGCTCTACGAGAACATACAGCATTTCTAAACCTGGAACCCTTACCACGAAGAAACTCAATTTGTTTCTTAAAACAAAATTTATTAAAAAGAAACTTAGGTTTTTCAGCTTTTGTTTTCCTCTTCTGAAGCTCCGCTACTAAGGCTTCTCTGTTTACGTTTTGCAAATCCTGATACCTCTCCCTTACTTTTTAGTGTTTTTTTATACTCTTCATGATCTTGATTACTTGGTGGTCTCATAGCTTTATCAAACATCTTACCACCTTTAAGTTGAGCATTCCAGTGAGAGTTAAATGCTACCGATCTACGTTCACCTAGTCCTTCAAAAGGATAAACTGTATGTAAAAGGTTAGATGGAAAAATAGCCATTTGACCTTCGGTAGGTAAAAAAGATATAGATCCCTTTTCTAGTCCACTAGGGCAAGCAGTTTTATAGACAAACTCAATCATCCCATCTCGTTGCATTTTATATTCTGGTAACTTTTTAGTCTTATTTCTATCTTCCATTTCAGGAATCTTTAACCACATTACAGATGATAGGTCACAGTAGGTGTGAAAATGAATTGGGTTATATTCTCCAGCATATTGACTTACTATCCACATATGGTCTAAGTGAACTTCAAGCTTTTCTAACTCATGACCATCTCTAGTTAATGAATTCCACACATAGTTATAGAGCATCATACTTAAATACTGATAAATACCAGCTTCTTTTAATATTTCATTTGATACCCAGGGTTCTTCCTTCACTTGACCGACTAAGTTGTTACCCCAGTCAACTCTATTTTCATCCTCTAGTATTTTGTCAGTAAGTTTAATTAGTGTCTTTAGGACTTCAGGAGGGACGTTAAACATTCCTAAGTTAGGACCAAAAGGTTTTACAAGATTAAAATTTGTAGCCTTAGCTAAACGCTGTAGTTTTTCCTCTTCTGATTCATTTTCTTTTGCTTCTTTTCTTTCTTTTTTCGCTTGTTTGGCACTCATATTATCCCCTATAGGCTGTTTGTTTAGTTCTCGGTTTACTGATTCTTTGAGGAGTAGCTAACTTAGACCTCTCTTCTTTATCCTTTTTCTCCTGTTCTAACTTTAAAGGAGATTTAAGATAAATAGCAGATACGTTTGTTATGGGTATTAAAATGTGATCTCGTTGATTTTTAATAGAAACCATTTGTATGTCTTCTATAATCTCTATTTCAATAGCTGCTCGTTCATTAATCTGTCTTGTAGCAAAAAATGTTTCTTGCCGTTTATCAAACATTACTGCCTGATAGCATCTTACTGCATCAATTTCATATTTCATATGTTTCTCCAAAATGGTACAAATTTAAATTTTACTTTTCTAACAAACAGTGAAAAGTTTTCTATCTTATCAATGATGTTGTCTTTTAAAGCACCTTTTGATTTCCACCATTTATCTTTTTTAATTTTT